CAAACAGAGCTTCAAGTGAATCAACTTCAAATTTATTGTTTTATACAAATGGTGGTAGTTTAACTGAAAAAATGCGTATTACATCTGATGGCAGAATTGGTATAAATCAAAACTCTCCAAACGCAAAGCTACATATTCACGAAACAACTAATGGACAAGAATTAATCTTCCTTAATCATTCTGTAACTGGTGCAAATCAAACTTTTATCCAGTTTAGACATGATGGTACGCAAAGGGGGAATATCCAAGTTAATGATTCTAATGACCAAATTGTCTATAACACGAGTGTTTCTGATAAAAGATTAAAGAAAGATTTTGAGGATTGGGATGAATCTATACTACCTGCTTTCAAATCTTTAAAACCACAATTATTTAATTTTATAAATTCTGAAAATAAAAGTGGCAAAACTAAAGGTTATATAGCTCAAGACAATGTTGAAGATTTTCCAGAAGCATATACAACGTCTAAAGTTTTAGATGATGATACAGAATATTATTCATTTAATCCTTCTGGTATGGTCACATATTTAATGAAGGCTGTACAAGAACTATCAGCAAAAGTAGAAGAGTTAGAAAAATAATATTTATAAGGAAAGAGAAATAGAATGGCATTAACAAAATTCACAGAAAAACTTATATCAGACGGCTTTAAGGCTTCGATTAGTGGTTCTGATACCGTCGAGAGTTCATCTTTTTCTACAAGGATAACAGACCTTGTTACTGCAAGTTCCTCTTTTTCAGGTAGTATAGCAACTCTTAGGGGTGCAGGTAGTTTACAAGGGGTTGGTACTTCAGATTCACCTACTTTCGCAGGCGCTACTATCACTGGTACGCTCACTGCTCAAGAGGTTCACACAGAGTTTGAAAGTGCATCCATTTTATTCACGAGTGGTTCAACACAATTTGGTAACAGTAGTGATGACGTTCATGATTTCTTAGGTAACACAATAAGCGGTTCAGCAACGTCTACTGGTTCGTTTGGTTCGGCTCATTTTAGAGGTGTAGGTGGGGTAGGTATCGGCACAGTTAATCCAGCTAGTATGCTTCATTTACATGGTACTGACCCGATTTTAAGATTTCAAGATAGTGCCGGTGGTGATGTATTTGGAATTTACAATTCAGATAGTCTTGGTTTAGGGTTTTATAATTTTACAGATAGTAGACAAGATTTAACCATAGATGGTTCTGGTAACATAGGCATTGGCAATACAGCTGCATCTACAATAAATTCTGCAAATAATGGTGGAAGATTAGTCGTTGGAGATGGTAGTGGTAATGAAGGTATGACTATTTATAGTGGTAATGGTAGTGGTGAGTATGGTATACTTTATTTTGCTGATGGTACAAGCGGGGCATCTACATATCAAGGATGGCTAGCATATTTACAAGATGTAAATGCGTTAACCTTCGCTACATCAGGTTCTGAAAAAATGCGTATTACACCTGCTGGCAACGTAGGTATTGGCGATACTTCACCAACATCAGAAAGTGGATTTGGTTCACCTATTGTAAGGATTAAAGGTTCTACTAATCCGTCTTTTGTAATAAAAAATACATCAAGTGGTGGTGAAGGACTTATGTCTTGTGGTGATGAAGTAGGTTTGCAATTTGCTATAGCAGGAAATGCTACTGCAAGTCATAATGTAATAAAATTTAGAACTGGCAATACAAATAGTAATTTTAATTCTACTGAAAGAATGCGTATAACATCTGCTGGCAACGTAGGTATTGGACACACGACACCCCAATATGGATTAACAATGGCACAAGGTAATGCAGATGCTCAGAAAATTGGTTGGGAAGATGGTAGTAATAATAAAAGAGGTGCAATTCTTGTAAATAGTGACAATGATGCTATGGAGTTTATGACAGGAACTTCTGATGCCGTTAGGATGACTATTACATCTGGTGGAAATGTATTTATTGGCGATACTGCAAATGCAAAAGCTACTATAGGTCTTACAATAAATCAGGGTGCAAATGATGACGAAATTCTGGCTTTAAAATCAAGTGATGTTGCTCATGGAATGACCGATTTAGCAGAAACAGATACATATTTTAGTTTACAAAAAGCAAGTGCATCACAAGGTGGTGTAAACGCACAAGCCTTTTCAGATAATACAGAATACGCATGGTATATGCAAGGAGCTACTTTAGCTTCAGCAAATACTGCAAAAAGCACAAGTGCTGTGGGTGTTATTACTATGGCAGCAGCTACTAAATCAGGAACTGGTAGAACAGCCGTCACTACTAATGGAAATTTAGTTGTAATGAAAAATGACGGAACTACAAGATTTATTTTTGATGGTGAAGGTTCTGGTCATGCAGATGTAGAATGGACAACTTACTCTGATGAAAGATTAAAAAAGAATGTTGAAGATATTCCTTATGGTTTAAATGAACTAAATAAACTTGTACCTAAAATATATGATAGATATTCTGGTAAGATTGAAGATGGTAAAGTAGAATTAGAAGATAACTCATTTAGACAAATTGGTTTTATTGCTCAAGATGTTAAAAAGATAATACCAGAATTAATTAAAGATATTGATGAATCAGAATCTTTTTATTCTCTTGATGATGGTAAACTTGTTTCAGTTCTTGTAAAAGCAGTTCAAGAGTTATCTTCACAGGTAACAGACCTTAAAAAAGAAATCGAAGAATTAAAAAGTTAATATTTATTAAAAAGAAAGAAAGTAGATGAGAATACATAATCCATTCATAACTGGCAGTTTGACTGTTAGTGGTAGTAAGGCGGTAGATTTTACTGATGCTACTGGTGGTGTATCTGGTTCTTTTTCAGGTTCATTTAAAGGCTCTATCACAGCTGGTAGTGTTACTGAAGTATTACCAAGTGGAACTGTTAGTAGTTCAGCTCAATTAGCTAGTGATATTTCAGGCTCATTTACATCGGTAAGTTCTTCTATTTCAAGCAGAGAGACGACACTTGAGGCTGCAAGTGCAAGTTTTGAAACAAATAAAGCGACAAAGGGATTTACAATCGCAATGTCGGTAGCATTATAAAGGATAAGTAATGGCACAAGATTTCGAATCATTATTTGAAACAAAAATTACGAGTGGTAGTTTTACAAACCTCATGACAAGTAATAGTGATGATGCGGTGATAGGCATAAGGTTTGCTAATTTACATTCTGGTAGTGTGTCTGTTGACGCAAAAATAACCAGAAGTGCAAAAGATTTTCACCTAATTAAAAACGCACCAATACCAGCAGGAGGTTCATTAGAATTAATCGATGGTGGTAGTAAGGTTGTCATGTTAAATGGAGATGTTTTAAAAGCACAAGCAAGTAAAACAGGCTCAATTGACGCATTGGTAAGTTTCATTGACACAATAAGCGAGTAATAATATGGGATATATTGGTAGTGACCCAAAAACAAATCAATCGGTAAGTACCTCACAACTTGTAAACGATTCTGTAACAAACGAAAAGATTGTTGATGATGTTCAATTCAATTCGGTTACGGCTAGTTTTGTAAGTTCAAGTACAGAGATTGTTGGTAAGACATTTACCGGCACGTTTAGTGGTGCGTTAAGCTCATCCGCACAAATAGCAAGTACGATAAGCGGTTCATTTACCGCTGATAGCTCATCCTTTAGTACAAGGGTGTCCGATGTTGAGGCGGGTAGTACATCAAAAACTCTTGTTTCAAGTTCGGTTTTGAGTAGTCCATCACAAGGTACAATCAGACTAGCAACTAATGGTGTAAATACTGATGTTGACAGCGGACTTCAAACTGGTGACTCACCAACATTTACAGCTATTACCGTAAATACAGCTACAGTTACAGGAACACTAACAGCTCAAGAGATTCACACAGAGTTTGAAAGTGCTTCTATCCTATTCACGAGTGGTTCAACGCAGTTCGGTAACAGTAGTGATGATGTACATGAGTTTAAAGGTAACACGATAAGTGGGTCATCAACTTCAACTGGTTCATTTGGAACAATACAAGCAAGTGGAGTAAGTTTAAGTAACAACGACGCAGGAACTTCAAACACTATCTTTGGTAAGAGTGCTGGAGATGCTATTGCAAGTGGTGGTAATTATAATGTTGTTATAGGTGAAGAAGCTGGTGGAGCCCTCACAAGTGGCCAAAAAAATACAGCGGTAGGTTTTGAATCACTAAAAACATCAGCAGAAAATGATTTTAGTACAGCAATAGGATATCAAGCCTTAAAAACTCTCAATGAGGCTAACGAGGGTGAAAACACAGCAGTTGGATATCTCGCTGGAACTTTAGCTACAACTACAAAAAGAAGCACTTTGATAGGAAATCAAGCTATGGGCGGAGCTACATTAGTTGGTACAGATAATACTGTAGTTGGATATCAAGCTGGATATGATGCAACATCAGCGTCAAGTTCAGTCTTTATTGGTAGAGACGCCGGTGCAAATATAACAACTGGAAATGAAAATATAGGGATTGGAAAAACTGCGATGGGTTCATCCGCAGTAACTGGTGACCAGAACATCGCAATCGGAGCACGAGCTGGAGACCACATAACAAGTGGAAAAAGAAATGTGGCTGTAGGTACTATTTCTCTTGGAGGAAATACCGATACCACTTTTACTGGTACTGAGAACGTTGCTATCGGACACAGAGCTGGTGGTAATCTACAATCACAAGGTGATTTCAACACAATAGTTGGTGCTTACGCTGGAGATGAAATAACCGTTGGTGATAATAATACTTTAATGGGTTACGAAGCTGGAACTTCTATTAACTCAACGGATGCTAATGGTTCTGTTGCATTTGGATTTGAAGCTTTAAAACAATGTACAAGTGGTCAAAAAAATACGGCGATTGGTTATCAGGTGATGGCGGGTGCGATGGATGTCGGTGATTTGAATACCGGAGTTGGTTATGAAGCTCTGTATAGTCTTGACCCAGGCACCGATGGACACGGTTCAAATACTGCAGTCGGATATAGGGCTGGTTACTCTGTCACAACTTCAGAAAATAATACTTTCATAGGAACCAGTGCTGGTGGAGCTATGACAGGTGCAAACAACGTTGCCATTGGTAGGGAATGTGGAAATGGTGGTGGAGCTGGTTCAAATAATGTATTTATAGGACACGGAGTTGCCGCTGCTTCTAACTCAAGAGATGGTCTTGTGATAATCGGTGCTGAAGCTGGAGCATCATTACAAAGTGGAGATACCAATACATTTGTAGGATACCAATGTGGTACGAGTGTATCCTCAGGTGACCACAACACTTTATTTGGTTATCAAGCTGGTAAAGGTTTACATTCCGCCGGCTCACATAACACACTAATCGGAAAACAAGCTGGTATCAATGTAAACTCTTCTGGTGATGGTAATAATACTTGTTTAGGAAGTGAGACTGGTGATACATTGACAAGTGGAATTGATAACACGATTATTGGTGCTAATGCGGATTCTGAAGGTACAGGTACAAATAGAGCCATAGGTCTTGGTAAGAGTATTACAGCGGTACAAGATTATTTCACTGTAGGAAATGGAACTGACGATATAAGAAATTCTCATGGTAGTACAACTTGGGCAACTGTATCAGATAAAAGATTTAAAAAGAATATAGAGACCTCAACCGCTGGTTTAAGCTTTATAGAGGATTTAAGACCAGTCACTTACAACTGGAAAAATAAAGGTGAAATACCGAATTGGTCAAAGGCATATCAAGAGGGTTCGGAGGAACAATATAGAAATTCTAAACATAATCATGGTTTTATTGCTCAAGAGGTTAAGGAAGCGATAGACAATCATTCAGAAATCAAAGATGGTTTTGATATGTGGTATGAATTAGAAGGAAGTAATGGTCAACAAGAAGTTGGAGAAACAGCCTTAATACCGATATTAGTAAAAGCAGTCCAAGAGTTATCCTCCGAGATTGAAGATATTAAAAAAACTTGTAAGTGTATGAACGAGTAATATTTATAATGAAAAGAGAGAATAGATGCCATATTTAGGAAGACCAGTAACAAATGCAGGTCAATTTGAAATAATTGACGATATCAGCTCAGGCTTTGATGGAAGTGATGTTTCATTTACCCTACAGGTTGGTGGAACCGATATATTACCTGATGCGTCAAATGTGACGATTGTGCTTGATGGTGTTGTTCAGATACCATCTTCTGCCTATTCGATTACTGGTTCTACTCTTAATTTTTCAGAAGCACCAGCTGATGGAGTTGAGTTTCATGGTGTTCTAGCTGGTCAATCACAATTTATAGAGAGTGGTTTCATAACCAACACACACATTAGTGATTCCGCTAATATTAGTGGTAGTAAGATAAATACAGACTTTAGTGCACAGACGGTAAAGGCTGCCATATTTGATGGGATGGTTAGTGGTTCCGCACAACTAGCCGATGATATTAGTGGTTCATTCTCAAAGGAACATTTAGGAGCAAAAGTAGCTAACGTTGTAACAAGCTCAGCTCAGATAGCTGCAGATATTAGTGGTTCTTTCGGAAACCAAAGAGTAGGGACAAGTGATTCTCCGACATTCGCTGGTGGGACAGTCACAGGAGATTTTGCCGTAGGAGGAACACTAACAGCTCAAGAGGTTCATACAGAGTTCGAGTCAGCCTCTATCTTATTTACAAGTGGTTCCACAATCTTCGGTAATAGTAGTGATGACGTTCATAATATGACTGGTTCTCTAAACATATCTGGTTCATTTGGTGTAAATGATGGTAACGTACACATCGCTGATAAAATGATAGCTGGTTCTGGTTCTGGTTTTGGTTTTGGTGATACAAATCATTCATTTACTGTTAAGTCAACTGGTAATAACGCTGGTTTTTCAGTCTTGAGTTCGGCAGGTAGTGAACTACTTAGATTTATTCAAGAGAGCAATGATGCGGGTAAACTCGATATTTATGATGGTGGTTCTTTAAAATTAAGATTATCAAGTCACGCTAATGAAAATAATTACATTAACAATGGTGGCAAGCTTGGTATCGGCACAAATAATCCAGTAGAAATGCTTGAAGTCTATAATGCTACATCACCAGCTATACAATTAAACGATGGTGGTGATTATAAAGGTATATTTAGACTCGCTGGAAACGATTTAGAGGTTCGTGGTAGTAGTGGGGCTTTAGAGTTTTATAATGGTTCAGCTGATGGTGATTCTTCAACTCTTGCTATGACTATAGACAGTTCACAACGAGTTGCTGTAGGGAACACAAGTCCAGCCGCTGTAGGAGGATATTACGCTCCAAAGTTTAGTGTTGAAGGTGATGATTATAAAGGTGTAATCTCAGTTATTGAACATCAAAATGGTATAAGTGGTGGTATAGTATCAATAGGAAAATCAAGAGGTACAAGTGCTGGAGCAGTAACGATTCTACAAACGGATGATATTACAGGTAGATTGTTGTTTAGTTCTGCAGATGGTGTAGACTTTAGAGTTATTTCAGCAGAGATAAGAACATTAGTTGGTGCTTCACCTGCTGCAAATGACGTACCTGGTCATTTATTATTTATGACAAATGATGGTAGTGGTGTTGACTCTACTGAAAGAATGCGTATTGACTCTGCAGGTGTCTTAACAACAACAAGTGGTAGTGCGGTTTCAACTTTTACAAATCAACAAAAATATTACGAATCAAGTCCAGATGCAACACATCTTATAGTAAATAGTCCAGAGGAACACACAGTAACAGATAGCAACGCTAACTACAAAAGGATGAAAACCTTTATAGCTAATAGAAGTGGTAGAATTAGAGTAAAATGGGAAGGCAAAAATCAAAGTGGTACTTATTACTGGTCGTGGAGATTCTCAAAAAATAATGGTTCTACAACCGATACACAATATCCAACTTTAATGACACACCCTAATGGAGATAATGCACAAGGGTCTTTTGCAGCGGGAGTAGCTGAAGGTGTATCATCATCTACTCATGAGTACACAGAATTTGACGTAGCGTTGGATGGTGTAGTAGCGGGTGACCAAATAGAATTATGGCATAGGTCTGCTGATGGTAGTGGTGGACAAGTTACTGGTAATGGTCAGACTTTATATGCTAAAAACTTCGAAGTGTATTCAGATGTACCCAATGCACCAAAACACGTAGCACATCAGTATGGATTTACTTTAGAAGATGGTAACGCTCTCTTTGGTACTAGGTCAGTAACTACTACAAATGTTGGTGGTGCTACTTTTGCTCCTAACTCAGTAGGTAGAACAGTTTTAAATCTTGGTTCTGTAAACTACACATCAGAAATTGACGTTGTACGACTTTTTAATCAAAACGGTGAAGTAGGTGATATAAGAACAAATGGTAGTGGAGCTTCATTTAATAGTGCTTCTGATTATCGTTTAAAAGAAAACGAAGTTACTTTATCTAACGCATTAACAAGGTTAAATAACTTAAAACCTTATAGATTTAATTTTAAAGCAGACTCTGATACCACCTTAGATGGGTTTTTTGCACACGAAGTACAAGATGTAGTACCAGAAGCAGTATCAGGTACAAAAGACCAGATGAAACCAATACAATATCAACCTGGTGATGATATACCTGAAGGTAAACAAGTATATGATGTAAAAGAATACTCAACAACCGAAATAGACCCACAAAAACTGGATGCTTCAAAACTTGTACCTTTAATGGTAGCGGCTATACAAGAACTATCAGCACAAAACGAGGTACTAACAACAAAAGTAGAAGCTTTGGAAAAATAAGTAATATTTATTTAAAAGAGGTTTTATGAAATACGCTTTTCTCATTCCCATATACAATACCATAAGTGGTAGATTGTTACCACAATTCTTACATCTTCAAGATTGGTGTCGTAGTTTAGATGGAGAGATATTTACCGTTGTTGGTAGGACGCATGTGGATGCTAGAAATTGGTTATGTACGAATGGTGGTGGTTATGCGAACCCAACAAAATTAATTGACAATTTCGATAATTTGGTGTGGATAGACGCAGACCAACAATTTAACTATCAACAACTCTGTACACTATTAGAGAGTGGTGATGATTTTTGTAGTGGTTGGTACATAAAAGAAATGAGTGGACTTGCGATGGTAGCAGATTGGGATGAGGACTACTTTGAATCTAATTTACATATGAAGTTTTATCATCAAGATGAGATTAGACAAAGGGAAGAACCATTTGAAGCAAGTTATTGTGGTTTTGGATTCACAAAGGTCGCATCAAACATCATAAGAGAGTTAGAATATCCTTATTTCAGACAAAGAATGGTAACCATCGGTGACCATAGTGAGAATTGTAGTGAGGATGTCTCATTCTGTCTTGATGTTTGGGAAAAATGTGGTATAAAACCAACAATTTTACCACAATTAAGGGTAAATCATTTAAAAGAAATGTATATTTAATATATTTATATAAAATAGGAAAAAATTATGTATCGTATAGTAAAACAACTTCATCCAGCACCAAGTTCAAGTGCAGACCCATATTGGGCATCAAGAGATGTATACGTTGCAAAGTTGAGTGGTAGCGCAGAGCAGGTTTGGGAGTACAGTACTCAAGCAGCGGCTACCGCTAAAATGAATGAATTAGAAGCGGCTGATTCAACCGAAAGAAAATATAAAGTTATTTTAGTCTAACAAGTATATACTTATATATTAGTAAACAGAAACAGTTATAGGAGAATAATATGTCAGAAGACGTAAATATAAAAGAAACACCTTTGTCTGAAAGTGAAAAAGAACAACTATCTGAAGTGGTTCAACTTAGTCAACAACTACAGAGTGCCTTTGGTAATCTATCGATAAGAAAAATCCAAATTGAATCAGAGGAAGAAGTTTTAAAACAAGAACTTTCTAAGAAAAATCAAAAAGAAGCCGAAATTTCACGTAAAATAAATGAAAAGTATGGTGTCGGTTCGGTTGATTTACAAAAAGGTGTTTTTATAAAACAAGATTAATTATGGCAGAAAAAATAAAATTTAATGACGAAGAGTTAAAACAACTAGAATCATTACAGAACGACTACTCACAAAAACAGGTGGAGTTAGGTCAAATTCACGTACAAAGATTGTTACTTAACCAACAATTAGCAGAATTACAAAACCGTCAATCAGAGATAGAACAGCAGTATATAGAAATACAAGGTAGAGAAAAACAAATGGTTGATGTACTTAACGAAAAGTATGGTGCAGGTCAATTAGATCCTGAGACTGGTGTTTTTACCCCTACAAAATAAAAAAAAGTGTCCTAAAAGGTGTTTTTAGGATATTTTTTAATATTTATTGTAGACATTTACTTTAATATCAACTAATTAGGAGATTACCGATGGCTGAAAGAATCGTCTCGCCAGGTGTATTTACAAGAGAAAAGGATTTATCCTTTCTACCACAAGGCATAAGTGAAATAGGTGCAGCTATCATCGGGCCAACCGAGAAAGGCCCTGCATTCACACCAACACAAATAACAAGTTTTCAAGAGTTTGAAGAAATTTTTGGAAACTTAGACCCAAGATTTTACACACCATACGCTGCTGAGGCATATCTTAAAAGCGCTGGTGTAGTTACAATCGTTAGAGTTTTAGGAATCGGCGGATATCTAGCTGATACTATAGAGCTTAGAATACAAAGTAGTGGTTCTGGTTATTCAGAATTCACACAATCAATCGCCGTATTAGCACCATCACTTGGTTCAAGCGGTGGTGGTGACTTATCAAAGTCAAAACTTGTCTCATCAACATCATCCGCTACATCATTTGATTTGGTTGTAAGTGGTAGTAACGTGACTGAAAGAACCTATTCTTTATCATTCGATACAGGTAGTTCAACGCATATAAGTAAGGTATTCAGTTCAAGTCCTTTATCGACCAAAGCTAACGGAGCAGCTGGTGAGGTATACGTATACAAGAATTATAAAACTAGACCATTTGATGTAGTAGGTGAGACAGGTGTCGCACTCGCAACTATGTCAGCTTCCATTTCGGTTACTGACAATGGTTTAGATTTTAAGAGTGGAACAAATACTGTCGACGATGGTGGTGATGCTTCAGATACAACATGGACTGGTAATAAGGACTTCCAATTTGCAAGAACACCTTATATTCAATCCCAAAACTTATCTGGCGCTAGAGAAGATTTATTCAGAGTATACTCAAGAAGTCATGGAACTGACGTAAATTCTAAATTTAAAATAGCTATTTTAGATATTGTTAGAGCAGATGATGTTGCTGGTTCAGACTTTGGTACATTTGCTATACAGGTTAGAGTACATAATCCAGATGGAATTGATGATGACACAATCTTAGAGACCTTTAATAAGTTAACATTTGACCCATTATCACCAAACTTCTTTGCTAGAAGAATCGGTGATAGATATTCAGTCATTGATGATAATGGTAAAAAGACAGAATATGGAACATTTCCAAATGTAAGTAAACATATTAGGGTCGCAGACTTTAAAAACCTCGTAAAAGATGGTCAATTTAAGTTAGATAAAGCTTTAGTACCTATGGGACATGGTAAATTACAAAACCCAACACCAGGTGGTACTACAGTTCCAACTGCAGTAACTCAATCTAATCAGTTAACAACTGGCGGTATTTATGACCAAAATATTTTCTACGGATTTAATTTCGCAAATGAAATCTCAAGACAATATCTTGCTCCAATTCCATCATCAGCAACACCAGGTAGTAACGTTACCATGAGTCTTGAAGACCAATTTGGAACAGACGAGGCTACAGAATTAGGTGTATCAACATTTGCAGATGCTACAGAACAGATTTCGTTGACAAACTCAGCTTTACAACAAAGAAAGTTCATAGTACCTCTACAATTTGGTTTTGATGGAAAAAATCCAGCAATAGATTCAAAAACCGCAACAGATATAGTAAATACAAATACGCAAGGATTTGATTTATCATCAACAACTGCTAGTGGTTCTGTCGCATTTAAAAGAGCGATTAACACCATTTCAAATCCAGATGAGGTTGATATAAATCTATTGGCTATACCTGGTGTGATTCACGGATTACACTCGACTGTAACAAACCATGCTATATCAAAGATGGAAGCAAGGGCAGATGCGTTTTACATAATGGACGCAGCTGGATGGAGTGATACAATCGAAACTGTCAAAAATACAATAGTAAATCTTGATACTAATTACGCAGCTGTTTACTACCCATGGGTACAAGTTGTTGATTCAAGCACAGATAGTCCAGTATGGGTTCCCCCATCAACTGTATTACCAGGTGTTTATAGTTTCAATGATAGTGTCGCACATGAGTGGTTTGCACCAGCCGGTTTGACAAGAGGTGGTTTGACGGATGTATTACAAGCTAATGGAAAATTGACACACGCTGAAAGAGATGATTTATATGAGGCAAGAATAAACCCAATCGCTTCATTCCCAAATCAGAACGTGGTGGTATTCGGACAGAAGACACTTCAATCAAAACCATCAGCGTTAGATAGAATCAATATTAGAAGATTGTTGATTAGACTTAGAAAGTTTATCGCATCATCTTCAAGATTCTTGGTGTTCGAACAAAATACACAGGCAACAAGAAACAGATTCCTAAATATTGTGAATCCTTTCTTAGAGTCAGTACAATCCAATAGTGGATTAAGTGCTTTCAGAGTTGTCATGGATGATTCGAATAACACACCAGATGTTGTTGATAGAAATCAGTTGGTAGGTCAGATATTTATCCAACCTACAAGAACCGCAGAGTTTATAGTGTTAGACTTTGTTGTTCAACCAACAGGCGCTTCATTTCCTGAGTAATTCAGTAACATAAATCGAAAAACATTAAGCCCCATTTAACGATGGGGTTTTTTGTTTGACGTTTTTGTCGAAAATATTTTAACATGATATTTATTAATGAGTATCAAAGAAATGACTTTTTGGAGACAATGAATGGCTACATTAGACCCTAATGAAATAATGTTTACCCCTTTCGAACCGAAAACTAAAAATCGGTTCATTATGTATATTGATGGAATACCAGCGTATCTGATAAGGGCAATGAACAGACCACAACTTCAGTTTGAAGAGATAGTTTTAGACCATATTAATGTGAAAAGATATGTCAAAGGTAAAGCTGCATGGCAACCTATTGATATCACATTATACGACCCGGTTGTACCAAGTGGGGCACAATCAGTTTTAGAGTGGATTCGTTTAGGTCACGAATCTGTAACAGGTCGTGATGGTTATTCAGATTTTTATAAAAAAGATATAACCTTTAATTTGTTAGGGCCAGTTGGTGACGTTGTTGAGGAATGGTTACTAAAAGGAACCTATATTGAGAACGCTAACTTTGGTGATTTAGATTATGCATCAAGTGACCCAGCTGAAATTACCCTAACACTTAAATATGACTACGCAGTCTTACAATTCTAATAGGAGAATAAAATGAGTGAATGGATAGCAGCAAATTGGGAGTATGTTTTAGTAGCATTCTACGCAATTGAAAAGATTGTAAAACTTACACCAACAAAATATGATGATATCTTATTTGATGCGGTTCTTAAACCAATCAAAGAAAAAATGATGCCATCAAAATAAAATAGTTTTTCAGAATAAAAGGTTATAATTATAATTGGTTTTAAAATTATTCAAAGGAGTAAAAATAAATGTCTGAGTACAAGTTCCCTACTGAAATAGTAGAGCTTCCGTCAAAAGGTCATTTTTACGTTAATGGACACCCCCTATCATCAGGTAAGGTAGAGATAAAATATATGACAGCGAAAGAAGAAGATATCTTATCGTCAGAAAATTTAATCCGTCAAGGTGTAGTAATAGACAAACTATTGGAAGCATTAATAGTAGACAAGTCAATAAAAGTAAATGATTTATTAACAGGTGATAAAAACGCTATCATGGTAGCCACTAGAATATTAGCTTATGGAAAAGAGTATAATTTTGAGTATGGTGGTGTAGAACAATCAGTTGATTTAACAGAATTATCAAATAAAGAGGTAGACCTAAGTAAACATACTAAAGGCATCAATGAGTTTGATTTTAAGTTACCCAACTCAAAAAGAGAGGTAAAGTTTAAATTACCAAATGGTCACGACGAAGCTGCGATTGATGAAGAGGTTAAAGCCATGAAAAAAGTTAATGAGACTGTTTCAACAGACTTAACGACCAGATTCAAAAAAACGATTATTTCCGTTGATGGTAAAACGGATGCTTCATTCATAAATAAATTTGTCGATAATGAATTTTTATCAGTCGATTCATTAGC